TCACTATCATCGGTATTCCTACCTTACCAAGTTTCAAAGTCAACACTCTGAATGTACCTTTGATAACTTGTGCTTTAGTCATGTCTCTGACATTTTTACCAGACCCAATATCTTCTGTTTCTTTGATTGTAGATAACATACCAAGTGAATCAAGAACAAAGAAAAGTTTCTCATCACCTTTCTTTTGTTTATCGAATCCATCGATGATGTTTACTGCTTGAGTTCTAAACTCTTCTATGGTTGTCACTGGAACTAAAAGAATACGACTAGTATCAATACCTCGTTCTTCTAGCATTTCTTGGGTTAGTGCAGATTCAGATTCAAAGTAAACGACATTACCCTCTGGGTTGTCTTCTAAAAATCTTTGAACCATTCCTAATGCAAAGAATGTTTTACCTGTTGCACTTTCACCTGCGAGTGCAGTAATCTTATTAGATGGGATACCACGATAGATATCACCACTTACTAATGCATTAAAAATATAAGAACCTGTATCAATATAACCATCAACATCACCTGCTACGATTCCATCTGATACAACTCCTGCTAAATCATTACCACTTGCTTTTGCAAGGTCTTTCAATAAATCCATAATATATTCCTCAACTGTTATTCTATTATACTACTAATCCCTGTTCTGTCAACCAATTTCTGTTGTCCATGTGTTGTTGTTCAACTAGTTCTTTGTTTTCACCATTGTAAGGTACTGCATGGTGGTCTTCTATACTTTTATCGTTATAACATTCACTCATATCTGAATTGTAAATTCTACCAAGTATTCTACCAAACTTTCCTTTTTCTGTTGATTCAACTAAAACATAATCTTGTTGTGCAACCCAGTCTTTGAAGTATTGTTTAGATGCAAGACCAAATTTCTTTTCTACTAAATCTCTAGTTCTAGATTCTGGTGTATCAATCCCAGTTAGCCTTACTCTACCTTTAAATAAAATATCAAATCCTAAATGTAAAGTCACATCACATGTATCACCATCAACTACTCTAGTAATATCTGCTCTATAAATATGTGGGTTCATTTTCTCTCCTTATAGGAGACAAAACATCCCCTAATTAATTAAAAAAGTCTTCTAGAGATGACTGTGGTTCAGTCGACCATCCTATTTTTTCAAGTATTAATTTGAGGGGTTCAATGAATGACTTATCAAATTGTAAATCATAATCTATGTAGTTATGGAGTTCAAACTCTCTAGGTAAAGTATTTATAAAACCAATGATGTTTTCCTTGATAGGATTAGGTATTTTAAGGTATAAGAATCTAATATTCTCACCACTTTGTATTGGTTGAAATTGCATATCCAATCCTTTCTCTTTTACAAGATGATTAAACAATATAGATGCTCTGACATGCATTGGTGTTCCTTTTTTATAAATTGATACTGCATTTTCATATTCAAAAATATTATTGACTTTTCTAGGGAATGCAATGTCATATGGGTCTAGTTCTTTAAATTCTTTTCTTGCATTATCAACAAACTCATGAACAAGTTTCTCATCACCTTTCATGACAACCTTCAATGCATCTTCTAGTTTTTCACGAACCCATTGTGGTGTAGATGACTTTGCAGTTTCAATACCCATCATTTTGAGTTTAGGTTTTTTTAATCTTACACCCTCATTGTCATGAACATTAAGAATGTATCTTTTCTTTGCAGTCCAGATACCTTTATCTGCAATTACCTCACGACCCATAACCATCTTATTTTTATATGCACTAGAATACTCTGCAAGTTCTTCATAACATGTGTTAATTACATCTTGCATTTTAATATTTGCAACTTGGTCAAGAAAGTCAATAGGATTTTTTGGTTGAACACTCTTGATTAGTTCATCAAATCTTACATAGATTGAGTCAGTATCGATTGCAACAACATAATCATCTTCTGTATCTAAAATGGTATTTAAGTACTTGTTGACTGCCTGTTCAACCCATTTAATTGCAAGTTGACCACTACTTGTCACTGCCTCTGCAAGACCAATCTCAAAATATCTAAACCACTCATTACCGATTGCACCATAAGCACTGTTCAAAGAAATCTTACGAACTTGTTGGTTGTTATATGCAATTGCAATCTTTCTGTTCAATTCTTGTTTTCTTCTAGGGTCATCTGTCTTTTCAAATTCTCTTTGGTGTTCAATCATCTTTCTTTTCCACAACACCCTTTCATCATACAAGTTCTCTAGAATCTCTGGAAGGAATCCTTGTTTTCTTTTACTGAACTTTGCACCATTTGGTGTTTGTGCAAACAGTTTATTTGTTCTGACTTCCTTTCTTAACATCATATCAACATTAGTTGTATCACTTGTCATTCCAGAAAATGTCTCTGGACTAATATTGTATTGCATAATCAAATGTGGATACAATGAGTTTAAATCAAATGATACAACCCACTCATGCATTCCAACCTGTGGGTCTTTAACATATGCACCCATAAACTTTTGTTTCTTGGGAGCACCACCTTTTGATGGTGGAACAATAATGTTTTGTTGTTTGAGTCTATTGAATATTAAGATATCCCAATATCTTACTTGTCTAAATGCATCAAGATAATTACACTTTGCAGTATAAGCCATTTGAATCATAAGACTCATCAATCCTAGTTTGTCATCTAGTTCTTCAACCAAAGTCACATCACGAACATTATACTCTAGGAACTTCTGATAATCTTTCTTATAGAAAAGATGCATTGCACCAAACTCTTCGTAATTAATTTTACCTTTACCAAGTTCTACTTGACAAATGTTTTCTAGTTTATAACTATCTCTTCTTTTGAATGTAAACTTCTGATAAAGTTGCAAGTAATCTACAACCTCAACACCAGTTAGTGTGTATGCTTGTTGTTTCTTATTAAAAGTATCCCACTCACGAACTGTTGTGATATTCCAAGGCGATAGTTGGTCTGCAATGGTATTACTGAATAATTTACTAATTCTGTTGTAAAGATAAGTAATATCAAATTTGTCAACATTCCAACCAGTAATAATGTCTGGATATATCTTTTTGTATTCTTCTAGGAAAGTCTTAAGAAGTTGTTTCTCATTTTGACAATGAAAGTACTTGATTGTTGGGTCATTGTGTTCCCATGCTTGAGTTCCAAAAACATACTTGGTATCTTGTCCAAACATCTTGAATGTGATTGCATTAATCTCTTCTGCAGCCTCGGTTGGTTCTGGGAATCCATCTTCACATTCACACTCAATATCAAGATTCATGACACGAATGTGTCTCATCATCCACTCAACATCTTGAGGGAAGTATTCAGAAATGTATGCATAAGGATGTCGTTCTATTCCATGAACATCAAACCCTTCTACACCTTTCCACTTCTCACGAAACTGTCGTGCTTGTGCAATAGAATTAAATTTTTTGGGTTCTAAATTTTGTCCTGTTATAGAACGAAAGGACGAATCTTTATTTGTTGGAACATAGAAAGTAGGTTTGTATTGAACCTGTTTTTGGATATACTCCCCATCCTTGAACTCACGAACAAGGATTAGGTTTCTATGTTGATAGACATTTGTATAAAAGTGCATATATCTAGTATACTACTAGTTTTAGATTTCGTCAATTGAATTATTTTGATTGAAATGTTTTTTCAATGTATTGATGTTATCTTCTGCTTCAGATATCTTTTGTATCTGTGAATGAATTGCATCTATAACATCTGGATGTTCACCAATACCTGCTGGGTTTTCCAAATATATTTCTGCATTTGCTTTTGCCTCTGCAATTTGTCCTAGATATTTTGTGTGTAATGCTTGGACTATTCTGTATTTCATGTGATTATCTTTGCTTCTGGTGGTGTAATTACCTGTCCAGTAATTGATTCGTATTGATTACGAAGTTTTTGTTCTGGTTCTGCTGTAAACACAATGTTCTTATGATTAACAAGAATTGTTTCTTTGTCTGCCATAGAACCATAAGGTACTAACTGTATATTGAAACCTTTTTCTGTTTGACTCATTAAAATTCCTAAAGGATTTTTCAAGGTCACTACAGATTCACCAGAATCAATATATTCAGTAATAAGTTCTTCACCTGTGACTAATTTTAAATATTTTATATTCATACTTCCTCTAACATTGTCATTAATCTTTCTGCACGATTAGTGACTTGATTGTACCATCTTGAATCTCTTCCTTCAACTGCAGCTTGTTTCCAATCATTAGATTCAATTGCTTTCTTAAAGTTTTGAAATTTAGATAGTCTTGTCATACCCATGTTAAAGGTCATATTAACTAAAACTCTTTGTACCTCGTCTGGATAATTTTCTAAATCTGGATAAAGTTTTCCACATTCTTCTACATGTTCTGCAAAGTCATGTTCCCATACTTCATCCACTCTTTGTTCTGATACTGGTGTATCAACTTCTTGACCAAATTCTGGGTCAGATTCTTTTACTAAATGCCCTATTCCAAAGGTTGGATAACCTAAATGGTCTTTGTAGATTGCATAAACGACACCTTCGTCTCTTATGATTTCTTCTTTTAACTTACTTGGATTCTTTATTTTCATCTTTGAGTAGTTCCACGGCTTTATCACCTTGTTCTTTGAGCATTTCAATAAGTATGTCACCCATGATTTGATTAAACTCTTTATCATCTGATATCGTGTCTTTCATATCCTCTGGACATTTTCTTACTGCTCTAGTAAAATTAATGGTTGGTGGTGTATCTTCCTCTACTGGAAGAAATTGAACTTCACCATAGGTATATATAACTCCTTGATATTTACCCTCTGTGATTTCTACACCATTCTCACCATCTTTTGCATTTACAACAAGTTTATAACTGGGTACAGACATTACTGTGCCTTATAAACATCGTTGACAATTTTGGACTTTAAAAGTCTTTTATCTACTTCAATTCCTAACTCTCTACCTTTTTCCTCTAATTGGACTTTGGTAAGTTTGTTAAGATTTGCTTTAGATATTTTTGAAGTTTTCTTTACTGTTCTTGGTTTTCTAGGAGTTGGTTTAGAAACAACTGGTGTTTCATTTGAACTTGAGTAAGCCCAATATCCTAATCCAAGTATAGCAAAGATTACTAGTATTCCAAAATATTCCATACTATAGTTCCTCTTCACTTGTAGGTTCAGAAACAGGCATGTGTCTTTGAACCTCATTTAACATATTTTCTGGAGTAGAAAACTCATAAGGGTCTTCTCCAGCATTATCTTGTAAGTTAGATTCTGGGAAGAATAATTCCACAGTTCCATTTTTTACAAGCATTGCATATCTCCATGACCTTAATCCAAAGCCTAGGTTGTCTTTTTTAACTAACATACCTAAACTTCTTGCAAGGTCTCCACATCCATCTGCAAGTGGTTTGACTTTTTCAATACCTTGACTTTCAAACCATGCATTCATTACGAATGTATCGTTTACAGATGTACAGTAGAT